AGGAACTTAAGCAATACCCAACAATAAAGGCGTATTGCGAGGTAAAAGGCGTAAGTCATCCGGTATTAGGTAGAATATTATTAACAGGCAGGGCGAGCGAGCGCATTGCCACAAAACTAAAAGCATGAATATTGTAAAACACGAAAATTCTTTCGGGGACTTAATGGTGGTTGCAAAATCATTTTCTGAAAGTGGCATGTTCAGCGATGTTAAAAGCGCATCGCAGGCAATGGTTAAAATCATGGCAGGACAAGAAATGGGCATTCCCCCTTTTCAGGCAATGCAAGGCATACATATTATAGTTGGCAAATGTGTAGTAGGCGCAGGCGTAATGGCAAGCAGGGTAAAAGGGTCAGGCAAATATGATTATTCGGTTGTTGAGCATTCCGAAAAAGTATGTTCCATCAACTTTTTGCAGGATGGTACAATAATAGGTAACAGCACCTTTACCATTGAAGACGCCAAAAAAGCAGGCACAAAGAACCTGGATAAATTCCCAAAAAACATGTTGTTTGCGCGGGCTATCAGTAACGGTGTAAAATGGTACACGCCTGATATTTTTACGGGGGCAGTGTATGTACCTGAGGAACTGGCAGAGGTTCAACCCAACGCCGAGCAACTTGAAACCGAAGATGCCCTAAAAGGCTTAACCTACTGCGAAAGTTTGGCCGACCTAAAAGCCTGGAAAGAGGCGGTACCAGCGCATGTTATCGTTTATCCCATGGTAATGGCAGCGGCAAAGTTGAAGCATTTAGAAATAACCCAAATAGTTGAACCAATTTAAAAACAATAAACAACATGAGCAACCAACTTACCGCAGGCAACATTTTAAGCCTGTTTGCGACCACAAAAGACGAAAGACAAACATTTGCCGAGGCAGCTATTCAAGACCTCGAAAACGGCACCCGCAGCGCGATTGACATGCACTTGCAACTGAAGTGTATGGCGGATATTATTGACCGGATAACAACGGATAAGAATTTTCGGGATTACCTGGTGATTGAAGCCACCAATCGCGGGAAATCCTTTGAGATGCATAATGCAAAGTTTAGCCTGCGCGAATTAGGTGGCAAATGGGATTACAGTCAAACACAAGATCAGGTCTTATTTGACCTCGAAAAGCAGCAGGAAGCCATAAAAGCATTAATAAGCGAACGGCAAAAGATGCTGAAGCTAATACCGATTGGCGGTATGGCAGACCCGGAAACTGGCAACATGATTTTTAAAGCGGCGGCACCAGCAACGTCCACCACAGTAGTAGTAACCCTTAAATAATAATAAACATGAGTACTCTTTATGGCGCAAGCCTCAACATCACGAAACTAAGCGCAGCTGGTAAAACAGGCCACAGCGCATTTTTTAAAGGCAAAAACGGGGATTTATACGTTAACCTCAATGTATGGTTAAACGATGCTTCCGACCAGTACGGAAATGACATGAGCCTTCAACTTAACAGCCGAAAGGAACTACGCGAGCAGGAAGGGAAAATCTATGTAGGTAACGGTAAAAAAGCACAGGCAGCAGCACCGGAGGCGGTGAAGGCGGGTGACTTGATTGCGCTTGATAGCTTGCCATTTTAGCCTATATTTGCAATGGATTCAAAAGTATGTGCAGATAGTTTTGAACCCTTTTGTTTACCTCCCTTTTGGTAAACGGCCCCACTCTGCACCGGTGGGGCTTTTTTATTTTACATTATGTTGAACATAACAAACGAGGATAATATGGCCTTAATGGCAAGGTATCCTGATAAATATTTTGAGTTGGCTATTGTTGACCCGCCGTATGGGATTGGGATGCCAAAACAAAGTAATTTAAAAGGGTATAACGGCAGATTATCACTTGATGAAAGATTGCAAAAAAATAGATTGAATACTGGGTCATGGAAATTAAAAAATAGAACATTAAATATTTCAAATTGTGATTGGGATAATTCTATACCTAATGATGAATATTTTGTAGAACTAAAAAGGGTTTCTAAAAATCAAATAATTTGGGGTGGGAATTATTTTAATATGCCTCCGAGCCGCTGCATAATTGTTTGGGATAAATGTCAACCGTGGGAAAATTTTAGCCAAGTTGAACTGGCATGGACTTCATTTGATATGCCTGCCCCTTTATTTAGATTTGATAATAGAACAGGCGACAAAATTCATCCAACACAAAAACCCGTACAATTATATAAATGGATTTTAGATAAATATGCTAAATGTAGCGAATGTGAAGGAAGTGGAGAAGTTGCAAGCAATACAATTGATTGTAATGTTCAAACTTGTAAAAAATGCAAGGGTAATATACCTAAAATCCTTGACACCCATTTAGGCAGCGGCTCAATCGCCATTGCCTGCCATGATTACGGCTTTGACCTCACCGCCTGTGAACTGGATGCCGAATATTACACCAAAGCCATGCAGCGGATTAATGACCATTGCAAGCAAATAAAAATGTTTTAACCTTTGCTCATGGATACCAAACAACTTTACAACGATGCCCATTTACTTAACTTCCAGCAGGAATACCCGCAAGCCTACAAAGATGGCTTTTACTGCAAACCTAAAATGCCGGTTGTAACCAAAGCCAACGGGCTGACCGTTTTCATTATTAACTACCTTAACTGGTGCGGCCACAACGCCACACGCATAAGTAGTGCAGGCGTGAACTACGGCGGGCAATTTAGGCGCAGCACAACAAGGAGCGGTACAGCTGACATAACAGCAACCATAAAAGGCAGGAGCGTTAAGATTGAAATAAAGATAGGTAAGGATAAGGCAAGTGAAGACCAACTTAAAGAGCAGGCGCGAGAACGCAAAGCGGGCGGGGTTTATGAGTTTGTGAGCAACCCGGAAACATTTTTTTTATTTTATATTGAATTCATGAAACAATATATCTAATCTTTGCCAGCCCGCTGCCACGGGTAACAAACATATTTAGGAAGCCTTTAGGGGGATGGTGGCAGCCTGAACCCGAAAGGCTTTTTTAATTACAACAACATGCTAACAACAATATTCACCGAATACAAAGACCTGGGGCTGGTGCCCATTCCTCTTGAATGGGATGCCGTAAATAAGCAGCCTGTTGGGCATATTAAAGGATGGGCGGAGCTTACCCCAGCCAGCGACTTAAAACCGCCTAATAATGCCCATAACGGGCTAATGATTAAAACCTACGGGCATTGGGGTTGCTTTGATTTTGACTTGAAAAATACGGAAAAGAAACAGCTGTTTGAAGAATGGTTGACTATTATTAAGCATGCGCACCCGGATATACTGAACAAGGTATTTATTGAAAAAACGAGGTCAGGCGGTTACCATGTTTGGATATTGTACAACCACCTACCCAAAAAAACGGCTTTGGCGGATGGGCCGGCCGGGCAGGAGGTAATCGCCATTTATGCGAATGGGCCACTTGTTTATACTTACCCTACACCCGGATATTCTGAGTATCTTAATAGCATGGCAGACGTGCAGCCATTAACTAAAGACGAGTTTCAAATTTTGGTTGAAACCTCACAATACTTTAATGAGTACAAACCTAATTACGACCCGTCCAGCAAAGCAGCTAACTACCCGGCAGGGCATGAAAAAACATTGATTGCTTTTGATAACCTTTTGCCTCAGGAAATTTTCGCTCAAATTTTGGCGGATATTGGTTTGGTGCAATGCGACCAACAGCCGCGGGATAAGCCGTTTGTAGCCTACCGCCGAGCGGAAAGCACGAGCAGCAGCATAGGCGCAAAGGTTTATTTTAGCAGTAAGCGGGTTTTGTTATTTACCGCTTCGATGCCTGACTACCCGAACTGGCACAATAAAGAGGATTTCGAGATATGGAGCATGCCACCTTCCTTTATCCTGTTTTATAAGCTGGGGCGAGATTGGGGTAAAACTATTGACTACATCAACACCATTATTGACTCAGCAGGCATAGATTTATCAGCAGAGTTTGATATGGGGTTTGTTTCTGATTACCCGCTGCATGTTTTCCCGGACCCAATACGCCAAAGCATTATTGATGTTTGCGAGTCGCGCAGCCTCTCGCCTGGGTTTGTTGCTACATCAGGATTATGGACAATAAGCAGCCTTAGCGGCACGCGGTATGTTTCTGATTTTGGCGAGGAAGGTAAAAATATTTTATACTGTTTAATGGTGGCTCCCATTTCGGTGGGTAAGACACCAGCATTCCGAGTGATGTGCGAAAGCGTTTTAAAAAATGCCTATGATGCAAACGATAAGCAATTTGAGGAAAAATTAAAGGGTTGGAATAAAAAGAAGGCTCAGGCGTTCCATGATAAAAAGCCGTTCACAGATATAAAGCCGCGCAGCTTTATCCCCATTGCAGTGGATGGCACAACCGAAGGTTACATTTCCAAAAGCATGATCCAGCCTTTAGGCATTGGTGTGTATCAAGATGAGGCGGAAACCATATTTAATGCGGGCAGTTTTAAAGGAACGAACGATTCAATCAGCTTTTTTACTCAGGCGTTTAGCGGTGGCAGAATTACCCAAATACGAGCAGATGAAGAAAAGGAGCGGCGGGTTCCAAACCTTAATATCAATTTGCTAATGGGCACGCAACCCACCAGGCTCCAAAATATATTTACTCAAGACCGGCTGGCGGCGGGGTTCCCTTCACGGTTCCTGATGGTTGAAAGTGATTACCGCGAGTTGAATGTAAACGCTGACCCCTTCGGAAGCAAAAAACAAATGTGTAAAGAATGGTCGGACACGGTGGAATATCTTTACCATACCGGCAATGAATTTAACCAGGGGAACGGGTTGCCATGCTTCATTCCGATGACAGATGCCGCCAAAGGGCTTTACAGGGCTTATTACCGGACTATCTTAACCGAGGCTAACCAACGCATCAAAAGCAAGGCAGAAGGCTTTATAATAGGCACTGAAGCGAAAATGAGCGCATATCTACCGAGGCTGGTCCAGGTGCTGGCAATAATGAGCAGCCCGCAGGCACCGATTATAACGGATGCCATCGTACGGAATGGCTGGGACCTGTACCGTTATTACGCCGCCAGTACCTTAAAAATCATTGGTAAACTTTATCAGGAGATTGAAACCGGACTGCCAACGGAACTTGATTTGCTTTATAACGCTTTGCCACCAGCCTTCACAAACAAGGAAGCAGAGGAGGCTTGTAAGCTAATAAACCTCAAAGCGCGGAAATTCAGGGATAGTTTGAGGCGTAAAGATTTTGGAGCTTTGTTCCGGAGGACGGATAAAGGAGGATATTGTAAGATTTAACCGGTTTTTACCGGTTTTTTTATTCCCGGCGCCGGAAAGTCTGCGCAGTGTTGCGCGGTACTGCGCAAGCGCAAACGTAATGGCAGTGGGCATTTGCGCAGTTGCGCGCGCAAGATATAAGAGATTAAAATTTAATAAATATTATAGTAAAAAGAGCGCAAGAATAAGGACAACATACAAGACCCTGCGCAATGGTGCGCAAACCGCGCAAACCGCGCAAGTCGTTGGTATCATTACGTTTCAGCTGCGCAGGTTTTGCGCAAGGCTGCGCAAACAAGGCATAAAAAAACCACCATTTTTAGGCGGTGGTTGTGGTGCGGTTGTTGCGCAGTTACTTTTTATAGAACTTTTTGAGCCTCCTTGCGTCTTGCCGGTCAAGCCGCACAAATTCCGTAAAAAATACCAGTAGGCCGGTAAGCATGGCACCAATTAAAAGCCAACAAATGGGGTTACTCATGGTCTGATAGGTTTAGGTATGTCTGAGAAAAATCAAATTTTATGTCAAAGTACATGCGAACCATTGCATAAGCCTCATAAAAAAGGTCGGCAGAACAATTAAAATAATCGGCATTTGAAATGTCCTTTTCAATGTTACCAAAATTATAGCTGTTAATATCCTTACTACAGCCATTTGTTACCACTACAAAATCTTTAACGCTATCAAACCTTTTATAAATTTCAGCCTCTTTGTGTTTAAAATACATCGGAAATTCAATTTCCATTTTTTCCGTTGTCGTGATTACCTTTGTAATCGAAATAGTTGTTTTCATGTTGTTTTTGTTTTTGTTTAAACTGTGCCTCTCGTGCTTCCCGTAAGATCAGCTGAGAGGCCTTTTTATTATTAAAATAGTGACCATCCAAAAGTTACCCGGATATTTTGCCCGGTTATACTACCATCAAGTGCCAGCATATTGAATACATGCCATTTACAGCCTAATAACGGGCCTTCAGAGCCTACGCCGATATAAGGTGTTACATTTTTAATTCTATGCCCTACAAAGGCATGTATTGAGGCAGGGACTGAAAACTGAAGGCCGCCTTCAAAGTTTGCTTTAGATACATAGGCGCGAAGGTTTGCAGCTGGGGTTAATGCAGCCGTCATGCCTATTGTCGCATCCATTTTAACGACTGCCTGAGAATAAACAAAGGATGAGGCCATAAGGCAAACACATAGCATTACTTTTTTAATCCAGGGGAATTTTGGGTTCATAGGTTCGATATTGTTTTTGATTTTATAAAGGGTTTCTAATTTGCATTTATTTTTTTCGGCGTTGATAATTGTTAGGCGGGTAACGCCTGCCAATTTTGCGGCGGCCACCTGAGTTAAGCCTTGTTTTTTGCGAAGGTCTTTAATGCCTTGACTTAGGGCTTTGCAGCTGTATTCATACCAAAGTGTATCTTCCTTTTCTTCCTGTGTTTGGCGGGGTTCCATGTTATAAACAAATTTTATGGTGATAAATTGCGATATCGCGAAGGGCTTTAGTGGCACGCTTGATGCCGTCACGGTGGTCATCAATAAGCGTCATATCATCTGTAAAGCCTTTAATTTCTTTGCCGTAATAGTCGGTATAGATAACGTAACGGCCATGCCCATTTTTCATAAGGCGGATGTAAAGGTTTGGTTTTGTTTTCATGTTGTTATGTTTTATGGTTTAGAATAAATTATGCGAAAATTAAATACATCGGCGTTAGGTTCTGAAAATCCTGAATTGGATTTATAAATAATTTTTCCATATCTAAAGCCATTATCTACAAGGATAGACTCATATTTTAAAAATTTGGCTGGCTTCAATTCTCCTGAAAATTCAATTTCGTCAAAACCGTGTAGCAAAGATGCAAATTCACTCAGGTTGTGGGTAGTTGCCCATGTACCAGTGCCAGTAGGCACCATCTTTACTATTTTTTTGCTGATACTAATTTGTGCTTTCATGTTGTTTGTTTTGTTGGTTTAAAATGTAAGCCTTTTATTGCCATGCTTAGGGCGGTGGGGTTAAGCGGTTTTGATTTCAGTTGCAATTACTTCGTGGTAACTATTGATTGTAACTTGATTTATATTATCAGTTTTTACAATTCGTATTAATTCATTAGCTGAATAAACACCTTGTTTTTTTGTTGAGCGGATTTCGTAAACTTTTGCTTTTTTTTCTGACTTGAAGATTAAAGTTGTCATGTTGTTTGTTTTTTTGTTTTGTTACACAAATGTATAGTAATCTATACATTCTACCAAATTATTTATAAAATATTTTTTTCAGCGTACTTTTACAACGTGATCCACACCATAATCTTAGCAGTGTATAATGACCCTAAATTTTGCGAATTAATCAGTAAAATGCGGCCTGCAGACTTGCAAGAGGATTTAAAGCACCATATTATATCAGAACTGTACCGGTTACACGAAAAAACACCTGGAAAAATTGAAGCTATTTATAGTAGGGGGGAGATGTTCCCGTTTTTAGTGGGTATGGTACGTTTGCAATTCATGAGCAGCAAAAGCACGTTTCACAGGTTATTTAGGCGGGAGCATGCAGAATTGACCGGTATTGAACGGGTGGATGATAATTTAACGGAGTATGAAATTGAATATTTATTAAATAATACTGAAATATTTTGCAAGTAGCCATTACGAACATTAAACCAAACCCGAAAAACCCGCGGGTCATTAAAGATGAGAAATTTAAGAAGCTGGTCAAGTCATTAACCGACTTCCCCGAAATGCTTGATAAGCGGCCCTTAGTTTGCTATACTGATGTAGATGGCAAGCTGGTTGTATTGGGTGGCAACATGAGGCTAAAAGCGGCCAAAGAAATCGGGTTAAAGGAACTGCCGGTATTACTGGCAGATGATTGGAATGCAGAACAACGGGCAGAGTTTCTTATTAAGGATAATGTTGGCTTCGGTGAATGGGATTGGGCGGAGCTGCAAACTGATTTTGATACGGTACAGCTTGAAGATTGGGGGCTTGATTTGCCGGTTGATTTGGTTATTGAAGCCGGAGCGGTGGAAGATGATTTTAGCGTTCCCGAAGGCGGAATTGAAACGGATATAGTGCAGGGTGATTTATTTGAGATAGGGGAGCATAGATTGTTATGTGGAGATAGTACAGATAGCGATGCGGTTGCAAGGTTAATGAATGGAAGTAAGGCTGATATGGTATTTACAGACCCGCCTTATGGAGTAAAAATGTCACGTTCTTTAGTTAGTGGTAAAGATAATTCTATATTAAATGATGATTTAACAAAAGAAGATTTAAGCAAATTAATTAATGATGCTTTTGTAAATTCAGTTTTATTTTCAAAAGATTGTCATTTTTATTGGTGGGTAGGGTTTAGAGCATATTCAATAATGGAAAATATTTTTATTAATAATGATGTAAAAATAGATAATTGCATAGTTTGGAATAAGCCGAGCATTGGATTGGGTAAAATTGGTTACAGATACAAACACGAATTGTGTTTATTTAAAGGAGAGATAAAAGACAAGTCTTTAAGCGATGTGTGGGATTTTGGAAGAGATAGAGAAGGTTTACACCCTACAATGAAGCCAATAGAATTAATATCTTATGCTATGAACAATTCAAGCAAAATAGATAATTTAGTTTTAGATTTATTTTTAGGCTCAGGCTCAACAATGGTTGCCTCCCACCAACTTAACCGCAAATGTTACGGAATGGAATTAGACCCAAAGTATTGCCAAGTGATAATTGACCGGATGCGTAAACTTGACCCAGCATTGATAATTAAAAAGAACGGAGAGCTAATATAATGGGCAGACCAAAAGCACATATTGATTGGAATGAAGTAGGGCGGTTGCTGCAAGCTGGTTGCGATGGCGTGCAGTGTGCCGCTTATTTCGGTATTGATGAAAATACGCTATATAACCGCTCAAAAGAGGACAATAATATAAGTTTTAGTGACTTTCTCAGACAAAATCGCCACAAGGGTGACGCACTTATCCATGCTAAGCAGTTTGAATGCGCTTTAAAGGATAAAGATAAAGCCATGCTTATTTGGCTGGGCAAACAGCGGTTAGGGCAGCGGGATAAACAAGATATTGAGCAGAATGTAACTTTAGAGCCTATTCAACTAATTTTCCCGAATGCCAAACCCATGGACACTGACCCCAACGGGTGAGGCAACTTATCACGCACTTAATGGCGCAAAATATCCGGTTATTATTAACACCGGCGGCGCACGTTCAGGCAAGACTTATGGGGCGATGCAATGCCTGGTTGCTTATGCTTTAGCTAATAAAGGCAGCCGAATAAGCTGCGTAAGCCGTTCGCTGCCACATATCAAGAAAGGCGTATTTAGGGACTTTCAGACGCTATACGCTAAGGGGCTGCATAATAAAGGCGAGATGCGTTGGACTGATTTTACGTTTCATTTTAAAAACGGTTCTTACATTGAGTTTTTCGGGCTGGAAGATCCGGACAAAGCGCATGGACCAGGTCGTGACATACTGTTTATTAATGAGGCCAACTTTGTGCCTAAAGCGGTTTATGATCAGTTGGCAATGCGTACCACCGGAAAAATACTGTTAGACTTGAACCCATCTGAGTTTAACAGCTGGGTGTATGAGGTAGCCGACAACCCTGCGAACCTTAACATTCATTCGACATATAAAGACAACCTTGACAACCTTAGCCCACAACAGGTGGCGTTTATTGAAGGTTACCAGCACCTACAAGACCCATTTATGTGGCAAGTTTACGGGTTAGGGCTTCGGGGGGCTTCAGAGGAAATTATTTACAGGGGCTGGCAGCTGGTTGATGCTTTGCCGGGCAAAGGGGATGTTGTTTACGGGCTGGATTTCGGTTTTGTTCACCCGAATGCCTTTATTAAAGTTGAGGTTTACGAAGGGGCTATTTATGCTCAGGAACTTATTTATCAATCAGGGTTAACTAAACCGGAACTAAACCAACTGATACGGCAATACGTTGACGATTCGGCCTACATTTACGCTGACCACTCTGAGGCGGACAGTATCGAAGAACTTTACCGGATGGGGCTAAATATCCACAAGGCAAATAAAGACGTTTGGAACGGCATAATAACCCTAAAAAGTAGCCCCCTATTTATTACAAGAGGAAGCGTGAACTTAATCCGGGAGATGCAGGGCTATAAATGGAAAAAGGACAAAAATGATAAAATACTCGAAGAACCGGTAAAGCAAGATGATGATGCAGTTGATGCCCTACGTTATGCCGTTCACACGCACTTTTCAAAACCCAAAATAATATTTGAAGCATGGTAATTTTAGACCGCCTGTTAGGCAGAAAAGCAATAAAAGAAGCCGCACCGGTAAATTTCGGCATGATGTGGACTGGCGGCGGATTCACTATGATTCCATATTCAACCACTGCCTATATTAAAGATGGCTACAATGGTAACAGTGCCGTTTATACGGTGGTGACCGCTTTAATGCAAAAATTTGCACAAATCCCGTTTTACGTTTATAGGGTCAAAAAAGATACCTCATTAAAGCATTATAAGGCAATAAGCAGCTTAGCATTCAATGAGCGGGCTATAATGCTAAAAGCAGCCGCAATGGACGAGATGCCCGATAACCATCCATTGTCACAGTTGATGGCCAAACCTAACAACTACCAAAGTGATGCCGAATTTAGGCAAATGGCACTTTGCTTTTTGAAGTTAACCGGGCTGAGTGGTATTTACGCGAACAAGGGCGTAACCGGCACCAACGTACAAAGCCTACATATTTTGCCGAGCCAATGGATAAGCTTAAAGCCCGAAGCAAATCTGATGGACTTCGAAAAGGTTTATTTTTCCCCGATGGGTGCATTTTACAACGAATTGCCGAAAGACCAGGTTTATTTATGGAAATATGCCAATCCGGATTATCAAACAGACGGCTCGCATCTTTACGGCCTCAGCCCACTAAAGGCGGGGTTAATGGACGTTAAGGCCAGCAATGAGGCCAGTAAGCAGATGGCTAAAATGTACGAGAACGGTGGGGCGCGAGGCATTTTAACGCCTAAAGAAATAATAACCAAAGAGCAGGTGTCAATGTTCCGCGACACCATTACAACATGGCTCACCGGAAGCGATAACAGAGGCAAAATAGGCGGTATATCTGCACCCGTGGACTTCCATAACATTGGGCTTGATGCGGTTGATATGGGGCTTATAAACGGCAAAAATATTAGTGATGAAAGGATTGCTTTAATCTTCGGTTACCCACCAGAATTGTTAAAGTCGGACAATAAATATGATAACGCCATTAATGCCCTTCGTAAGTTGGTGACCAATGGCATTTATTCAGACCTTGTAAGTTACCGGCACATTTGGAATAATTGGTTACTACCCATGATGGGTTATGATACCGGAGAATACTACGTGGACTTCGACATAACTATTTTGCCGGAGATGCAAGAGGACATGGCCAAAGTGGTTGAGCAGGCAGATAAAATGTGGTGGATTTCGCCAAACGAAAAGCGCGAAATGAGCAAATATGATGCCATTGCTGACCCTGCAATGGATAAGGTTTACATTCCATCTAATTTGGTACCAATAGACGATTTCGGCGAAAGTTTAAATTCCGGTGATTATGACGATAGCGCAAATCAGGCGTGACCATCTTGAACTAGAGAACCGGCTGGAACGCGAGTACACCAGCCGGATATTTTGGG